TTTATTAATTATTCCTGCCATATCTATCTCTCCTTTTATTAAATTTTATCGCCATCTTGTAAAGATGACATTAAACCACTACTATCAACCAAGATATCATCAAATTTTCCTTTTGGTTCATAGTGATTAATCCAATGTGGTAAATCAGATTTCATTTTTATCATACCGCTTAATTCTAATTGTTTATACATATAATAATCATCCTTATTTAATGCGATATGTAAATATCTATTAAATCTTCTTATAGTCATATTTTCCATATCTATAGGATTTATATTCATACTATATGCAACTACAGTAATCAAATCTTCTAAATCTGTATTATCTTTTGCGGCTCTTGTTTGTTGTAATTTCTCTTTCATCTGATACAAAAATTTTTCAGTTTGTGCATCATAATGTTGTGCTTTAATATCATTTTGTATCATAATCAGTTTTCTAATCTCTTCAAAATCTTCAGAGCCTATCATTATATGAACATACATTTTATCTTGTATATCCTGTAATTTTTTAGCTATTGCTTCTAATTCTTGGTTACTTGCCTTTTGTTTTTTATGCTGTGCTAAAAAATTTGTTTTTAAAATAGTATATTCTTTATTCAATAATTCATAATTTTCTGACTTTTGATAAACCTTTATATATAGTTTACCTTCTTGTCTCAATACATCAAAAGGTTGTTCTTCCTTTAAAACTATATTCAATATACATATCAACATATTCCATCTATTTTTAAAATTATCATCTATTAATGATTTCTCATATAAATATTCTAGATAAGGCAATCTTAAAAATCTTTTATTCTTTTCATCTAAACGAGAAACATCTAAACATTCATCTGCTGAAGCAAATATAGAATAATAAGGTAATGTTGCAGGGTATAATAATAAACTTTTATACTCTAAAGGCTTATCAAAAGCCAAATTCATTTTATTTTCATAACTAATATTCATTAAATCCACACATCCATTGTTAATTGAAAACCTGAATAGTCATTATTATAACTTACCTGAGCAGCACCCGCAAATCTATCTATTTCATTGTTAATAAACATTTGTGATTTTGTTTTATCTAATTTTACACCATTTAATGCTTCAACTATAGTTTGCATAATTGCAACATCTCTTTTATCATGTGCAGAATATGGAGTTTCTATCATCATTTCATTATTATTAACAACTACTTGGAATATTATTCTAGCTAATGCATTCGTTCTACCATAAGAACTGATATTATCTACAAAAACTCTTACTTGAGATTTAGCTTTTACAACTGCATCTACAGTATATTTTTGAAATAATACATTATATTCTTCAGTGTTAAATGAAGTTTTTGCTATCATTTTAGCTTTTTCTTCGTTTGTCAAATCTGTTTTATCTAATGGATTTTGCGAATATTTTAATAGTTTCCAAAAATCAGGGGAATTGTTAAATAAATAATTAACTATTATAGTAGGTAAATCTCTAACTAAGCTATAATCATTATAAGCCGTTTTTTCATAACTGTTTTCATCACAAGGAGAATACATTACCAGTTACCTCCTAACCATATTTTTTTATTTATTTTGTTCCCTGTAATATCATCAATACATTCTATTTCTAATGGATTGATTTGATATTGTTTTAAATTTTCTATAGTAAAATTATTTCCATCTATTAATACAAAATTAAAATATTTTTGTGGAACTCCTTTTACTTTTATCGTGAAAGTATCGTCTTGTTTTTCTCCATCAACATAATTATATATGTTAAATTCTTTTTTTTCTCCTAACATAATTTCTTTTACATTAGGCAATAATACTATGTCATTTAGTGCAGTATCTTCTTTTGGTTGATTATTAATTGCTATGTTATTCTTAAAATCATCATCTTCCAATTCTGGTGCTTTCATCATATATAATTCTAAATAGTTTGGATTTAGTTCATTAAAAAATTGTTTTACCCTAAATCCTACATTATCAAATAAAAATCTATCATTCACCTTTATTTCTGAAGTATATTTATTTCTTTGTACAATAACAACAATATCTCCTCCAGGTTCCACTACCCCTTTATTACCCCATTTAAAGTTAGTATACGTTAAAGCATCTTCAATTACACAAGGATAACAATTAATTTCTCCTTTATCATCAGTCCATCTTAATGAATTATTACATTGTAACATTCTGCCTTTGACATTATAAAGATATTCTGTATCTAAAGATGTTAATATCCAAGTAGATAACTCTTTATGATTAAAGTTCCAATGAATATAATCTCCAATTTTGAATTTTGGAGTATCATAGGGATATGATTGGAAGTATTTATAACCAACTATTTTATCTTTATCATTTCCTTCATATATCCATGCATCATAGGCAGTATTATAATCAAAGTTCTTATATACTACTCTATGGTCTGTACTATTCATAAAGTTATCTTTAGTCAATTGTGTTAGTTGACTATTTGACTCAGTTGTTTCTTCAGAATGAAGTAATGAGTTTATTCTTTGGATACATTCGGTTTTGGTTGATACCTTAGTGGGTGTAAGCATACCGTTCTCGCCCCCAATCCTCCTAAACCTTTCGGTGCAGTACGATAAGTATAGTGACTTATATCACCTTCAACTTCTCTTTTTGTCATTTGATAAGCAGAAGTTAAAGTTTTTAATTGTTCTGCTTGTGAATGCATTTTTATACTACCACCATAAGTAGCAAAATTTAATATTTTACTATTAGTCATTTGTTCTTCATAATAAGGTATATTCATTGCTCTAGCCAATATAGCCTTTTCATCAAAGTTTAAGTCTGCATTAAAATGTCCTATATCATATAGTGTTATATTAATTATTTCTCCTGGTGCAGGAGTTATATTTGTCAATGTAATAGTACTATTTATTTCATCCCATTGATAATTTGTTACTTGTCTAATTGGTTGTCCACAATCAGTTTGCACACCAATATAAAAACTTAAATTATCAATATTTGTAGGAGCTGGGTCTAATTTGAATATATTATTTTCACCATCTCCAGTAAAAGAATATTCTGTAAGAGAAAATGGAACTAAATCAAGCAAATCTTTTCTACAATCATATTGAAAATAAGGTATTGCTAATTGCAAATATTTCCAATACAAATCATATAGCATATAAGAAGGTTTATTAGTCAAACGTTGGTCAATTTTAATAACCGAATTAAGACAATATATCTCTTCAAAACTTGTTGCCATTCTTCCACCTCCCCTACAATTTTATATTAACCTCTAATACTATCTATAGCATCTAAAGTAGCTATTCCTCTATCGAATTCCATATTGAAATAGTCTTCAACACCTTTTCTAGTATAATAATCCCAATTTAAAATATGTTTTCTTATCATTTCACAAATTCTAAATACTAAACAGTTTATTATACTACTATTTTTCTTATTATCTGTTAATCTATTTAATTCTCTAACTATTTCATTTAAATCTGAATTAGTTAATATTTCTATTAGTTTTTCATCAGATAAATCAATATGCTTTCTTATATTAAATAAAGCATAACTTTCTGGTTCAACAAAATAGCATAAACCATCTTCAAATAGTTTTTTTACTGAATGTTGTCTGAAAAATCTTTTCATATCAGAAACAGATACAGATTGTTCTTCATTAAAAGCTAATCTTATATCTCCTGCTGCTCCTGTAGGGTCAGACCAACCAATTCCTTGTAAAACTCTACAACCAATTATTACTTCATCTTCTTCATTTCTAACAACTATTTTACTAGAAGGTACACTAGCTTCACTTTTTTCCTTTATAAGGGCTTCCATAGCTTTTTTCATTTCTTCTAATTGTTGTTTTAATATAGAAACTTCATCTATTGATTTTTCTTCGCCTTTCTCTATTACTTTTTCTTCAACATTTTTTACCTCTTCAACTTTTTTTGTTGATTTAGCAGTAGTTTTTGTATTTGCCATTTTTATGACTCCTTCCTATAATAATCTATAATAAAATATAAAGGGATAGACTTGCTACCCCTTTATTTCACTTACTAATTAACAGATTGAATTCCGTAGTTAGCTTGTGTTATAATAGCAGCATCAAAACTCATGAAATATTCATAGTTTTGTCTGTATTGTGAACCTTCTGTTGGTTCTTTAGTTTTTACATGAACGAAGTTTTCTCTTACTAATTTAACTGGTTTATCACCAACACTAGATAATAGAAGTATTCTATCGTTTGGTATAGCTCTTAAAGCAGATGCAGTAGCATTTGTAAATGGTTGTGATAAATCTGTAAATTGGTCAATTACAACGTTATCTACACCATAAGCTCTACCTAAAAATCCTTCTCTTATCATTTCATCTTGGCTTTGTAAACCATAGTTTTGAGTAAGAACAGCACCGATTTTGTTGAATGCTGGTAATGTTCCATATGCTGTAACATCAGCTCCACCATTTAACATTCTTAAGTCTTCTATCATTTGAATATAACTATCTTTGTTCCAAGCAGCTTGATAGAATGGTGTGTTGTTTATAGGTGTAATAGAATATATTTCATCTACAATAAGTCTTAATTGAGCATATAATAAAGCAAAAGCAACTCTTGCTAATTCTCTACCCATATCATAACTATTAGATAATATTCTAATATAATCCATTGTTGTACCAATGCTATATGGCTTTGGTGTAATTGTTAATGAACTTGTTGAATAACTATCTAAGAATGTTACATTTGTTGTGTAAGATGTTCTTTGTGCGATTGGTAATCCTTTTGTTTCGATTGGATATGATTTACTATCTCCAACATCTACTTCATCAACATTAGCTAATCTGAATATTTGTTCAGGTCTGCTTTTTAATACTATGCTTTCTAATACATCTACTATTATAGAGTTATATAACTCAGCAAATGTAGTATTACTAAATGCTCTTATTACATCAGCATTTGTTTCAATTTTGTCTATTCCAGCTTTATCAGCACAGAATGATAATAAAGCTAATTTTGTTTTTTCATTTATTTCATTATAATTGCTTATTTCACCATCCACTGAAGCAAAAGTTCTATCTGCCATTTTGCTTAGTTTTCCGTCATGGTTCATAGCATATTTACAAACTTTTTCTAAGTTTTCTTTTATTACTTTAACATTTTCATCTTTTAATGAAAAGTTTCTGATAATATTTAAATTTTCCATCTTATATTTTCACCTCTCCTTATGCCATTTTAGCTCTAACAACAAGTGTTTTAGCCATATCCATTCCAGATTGTCCACCTAATCTGAAATATTTAACAGCTTCTACTGTTAAGTAATTTTTAGCTGTTACTGCTGTATCTTTTGCAGAATATTTTAATTCATATTTTCCAACTTCTGGAATTAAATTATCTCCAGGTACTACTGTTGCTGCTGCAACTGAAGCGCCACAAGCATCTATTGATAATTCATATTTTGTTTCAGGAAGTAATCTCATAGCTGTAACTACTTCTCCTGCTTTGAATGTGTATTGTGTGTAATCTGGTTGACCATCTGGTCTTCTTCCATCTGATAATGTTTCAAATCCACCATCTAATACGATTGCTAAATCGTCTTTTGTTATATCTGCAACTTTTGTTGGTGCATATACACTTAAATTTCCATTTATTGTAGCATCTAAAGTTTCAGCAACAACTACTAAACCTGCGTGTAATTCATCAGCAGCTGGTACTTTGATTTGTGCTTGCATATAACTTGGATTTTCTGTAACTGCTCTACAAACATAATGTTTTGCCATAATTCATTTCACTCCTTTTTAATTATTTACCTGCAATTTTTGCATGGCTATTAGAAATAATATCATCTAAACTGCTTACTTCTGCTGCTGAAAATTTCATAGTATTTAATTCAAATAATGGATTAATTGAATACTTCATTTCTTTTTCTTCTTTTTCCTTATTTTTTATTTTCAAAGCAAATTCTGCAACTTTAGCATTAATTTTTTCTTTCATTTCATCCATTGACATTTTTTCAATAGAATTTTTAAGCTCTGTAGCTTCGTCTTCTGACATACAATGAGCAAATTTATCTACTTCTGCTGCCATCTCTCTTTCTTCTTCAGCTCTTTTATATTTTTTAAGCTCATTCTCGATTTCAGCGTTTTTGATTTCTAAAGCATTAGCTCTTTTTTTCCAGTAGTCTTTATCTGCGTCAACATCGTCTTCTAGACCTTCTTCACCTTTATCATCTTTTTCGATTTTATTGGCTTTTTCTTCTTTAGCAAATCCTATATCGTCACATGTATCAGAATTTTTTACTTCTTTTTTTTCTTCTTTTACATCGTCTTCTTGTGCATCAGCATCATCTTTTACTTTTTCGATATCTTTGTTGTCTTTGTCTAGTTTGTTTTCAACTACTTTTTCTTCTTTTTCTTTGTCTAATTCTTTTGCCATCTCTTTTTCACCACCTTCATCTTCGTTATCTATGTCAAGTTTTTTATATAAACTTTTCACCTTACTAATAACAGCTGTTTCATTGTTCTTTTGTGCATAAGCTAAAGCACTAGCTAATCCATATCTATTATAAACAGCTTTCCCGTCTTTTATTTCCATAATTGGATATTTTAATTTAGAACTTGGTGCGTCTTCCCAACCTTCTTGTACGTCAGCATAAACATCTTTTACTAAAGATTTATAATTTTTTGCCCCTAATACTTTTTTTCTTAGTTCTGTTTTATTAACCGAACCCCAACTAGTTTCTGACATTGCTTCTTTTGATTTATCTACAGTAATTGCTTCTCCTGTACCATAATCTTTTTTTGCAAATACAGTTATATCTTTAGCAGAAAATTCTTTTGCTGAGAAAGTTTCAGTTGTTTCTTCATAAGTTTTATGAACAGGTTTTTTATCTTCCATATTGATATTAGCTTTACCATCTTTAATTTCATATGGTACTTTAAAATATTCAGCAGTTTCATTATCTCTTATTATAGCAATTTTTTCATCGCTATATATTTCTTCTACATAATATTTTCTGCCTTCCCATTCACCATCATGATATTTATATTTATCTAAATCATGCCATAGTTGTTCTTGAAGTTCTTGATTACTTAAACCTTTCAATCTTCTATCACCCACTCTTTCTTCCTTAATATCATTAATCCAATTTTCCATAACTTCTCCACCCAAAACATCAAAAGTCAATGACTTGTCTTTATTTTTTGAGTTAGACAATGATTGGTCAATTTTATTAACTTGAATTCTATCTATATAAGTTCCATTGGCTAAATTTTTAGCCATTGTAACCACTTGAGTTGTGCAACCTTTCCCTATGCCTTTATATGAATTCAATCCTTCTTGAATTGCATCTTTTACCTCTTTAGGTAATTCATACTCTGCATTTTTTTGAGAAAAGCTTAAATAATATTCATTTGCTTGTTTAAAATCATCTTCAGCCAAAGAAAATCTTAAAACTTCCAAATGACTTCCTTCTATTCCTTCCATTATACCTTCACCTAATAGAACACAACTTAACAATCTAAATTCATTTATTTTCAATACACCTGTAATATCATCTTGGTCACCATCAATAACCGCTAATTCAATGCTAACTTTTACATTACCATCTCTTCTTTTTAATATGTTCATAATAACAGGAAAATAATTTTTCCATATTACTACTTTAGCAGTTAAATAAGTTTTTCCATTATCTCTTTCTACAAATCTAAATGTAGAACTTTCAGGTATAGTACCAAAAGCTATAAATTTTTTTCTTTCTTCATCAGAATAAGCATGTTCTTTAAAGTCTGAAGACAAAGAAGGTATTATAGAATTATCTAATATACATAATAATGGTTTATTATAAAAAGATTGTAAAGATTTTTCTACACATTCTTTGCTAATATCACATTTGTTTCTGTTTAATCCTACATGTAGAAAGTCAATTTCTGCTATACTGCAATATCCATCATTTTCTAATAATCTAAAATTATCAGAATTTAAACTAAATTGCAAATTTACTGTTGCTTCACTCATACTTTACTCTCCTTTCATTAATCATCATTTCCATTTAATTCTTCATTTTCTTCTTTTAAAATATAAAATTGGTCAGCAAATCCATCAAACATTGCTTTATTATTTTCACCATATATTTGAGCTTTATCTCTTAATAATATAGCTTGTTCCATAAAACGATTAAATAATCTTAGAAATGATTTTAAATCTGCTTCAACGTTTAAATCTCCATTTATTGTAGCTGTATCAATGGCTGATTTTATTAGTTCATAAGCCTCTGTATGTTCATTAACATTAACATTGAAAAAATCTAGCATTGTTTCATATGTTCTAGTATCTTTTTCAGTAGTATAATATTTTGGAACTACATTATATCTTAATTCTATATCAGCAATCAAATCAGCTAAAAGAGGATATAAATGTGCTAATCCATGGTGGAATATAGAACTAAAATTACTTAAAGCCCATTCTACATTAGAATAACCTAAAAAGTTATCCCAAGTTCTGTTTAATTGAAAAAACTTTTGAATTAATAGATTTAATTTTTGTTGAGTTTCTTCTGATATTAACATTGTTATTCTCACCACCTTATATTACTTTATTAGAAGGTTTATTATTAGACCATTGAGTTAATAATTTTGATAACTCATCTGTCATAATAAACACCCACATAGTGCGGCTCTTTCTCTCTTTGTTTAATTGGTAAGAATAAATAGGTTTTAACCCATTTTGTTCTAAAAATTTACAAAGATTTGGAGAACCACAAGTATATTTCTTAACATTTTTTAATTCTTGAGTATTATCTATAAACACCTATCTTTCACCTACCCTATTATCTTTATATTCTCTACTTTTTTCACCACTATCTTGCATGTCCCCCACATCTTTTTGTGGTCTACCGCCTTCACTACCAGGCTTATTTGACATGGTATTCATTGATTGTAGTGGTTTCATTTTTGATTTTAAATCTAATTTATTAGCCCAGTTTACAAAACTAGCCACTTCAAAAGGTTCAAAACCAGTATTAGCCATTAAATATTCTACAGGATAGTTAGAAGTTGTTACTAATTTTAAAGCATTATCTATTTCTTTGTCTTTATCTAATTTATTTCCAAAGAATGATACTTTCCATTTATATGTTTTAGTTTTTTGCATAATTATCCAATTTGCTAAATTTGCAAACTGATTATACATATGAGTAGCAGAAAAATCAAATGATATTTGTGAAGATATTTTTAATTGCCCTGCATTCTTATTATCTTTTCCAAACATTGCAGCTCCCATACCCATAGCACTGAATACATTATTATCTCCTAAATCTACTAATTTATCCATTGTATTTACTTGATTTGCTGCAACCTCTTGAGCATCAAATGGAGTAGCAAAAGCAACTATATTTTCAGGCATTTGTTCCTTTATCATTGATATTAATTCAGCAGCTTCATCATATGGTATCTGCATTTTATTAGTGTTTTTATCAACAGGAATTTTCATAGCAATTAGTTTCCATAAATCTAATACTGATTTTTTCTTTAATAAATCCCTATAACTTAAAACATCTAATGAAGCACCCATAGCACCAGTTAATGGTGGAATTTTATCTGCTCTATTTGGATTAAATGTTAAACAGAATGATTTTTCAGGCGGAAGATTATAATATTGAAAAGGTGCTAATTGCTCCCCTGTATATCCTTCTTCTCTTTTTTTTACAAAAACTTTATAAGCTTCTGTAAGTTCAGGTAACATATCTGGCAATCCTACTAATCTATCAAAGAAAGTTAAATCTATTGCAAATAACCAACCATATGTCCATGGTGCAGTTATATAACAATAATCTGTAGGTAGTTGCAAGAATGTTATTGTATCATCCGTTTCTTGTATAAAATAAAATCCAACTCCATCTTCCATTACTTGTAAATCCATTTTTGAAAATTGATATTTTATATTCATTTTTCTTAATGTATTTAAAGCTGTATTATAACTATTCATATATTCTTTTGTATCTATATAATCTCTATTATCAGCATCTGCCGGTGTCAAAATATAGTTAAATGATTTTTCTGTATTTAAAAACCAAATGGCTCTACCATATTGACCTACAGCATTTTCTAAATATTGACTAAGATGTCTTATATTTGCATCATAATATTGTGGTGCCATTAACCAATGTTGTATTTCATTAGAAGATGCAGACCTTGGATTAAAGTTACGGTCATTTACATATTGCTCTGATAATACTGGATTATATCTTCCTCTATTACTAGATATTCTTGTTATCAAATCTAATTGTCTTAATTGTTTTGATAAATCAGCAGAATATGTTTTAACAAAACTATTTAATGTTTCCATTTGTTCTGGGGTTGCCATTTTTTGATTATTGGTTGTTTGAGTTGTATTTTTCTTATTCTTTCTTTTTTTATTACTCACTTATTTACACCCCCGTTATCTAAATAATTTATTTAATGAATTGCCTCTACGACTGCCAAGACTATTCATTTTTGCAATAGTCATTACTAAATCTCTATTATCAGTTTGTAATATATTATCATAACTCATAGCCCACCATAATGCATACATAAGACTAGAAAATCTATCCTTATCTATTTTTCCTAATACTTTTTCAACAGTTACTTCGCCATTTGTTAAATGTTTAAGCTTCAAATTGGCAATTTCTTCAACTAAAGCATTTGTTTGTGCAAATGGTACAAACGCTTCTACTTGGTCTATATCTCCTGGGTCAAAAGCATTATCTTTTCTTTCTTCTAAAAGTCTTAATTTTTGACTTTCTACACAATCTATAAAATTAATAATAGCATAATTATTAATTCTTCCATCTTTTTTTGTTTCATCTTTATTTTGAGAATTTAATGCATACAACATAGGTATAGCATCTCTATATTCAGACCTTATTTCTCCGTTAACAGCATCCCATGGTAAATATGTTTCTCCAGTTTGAACATCTACATTTGGTCTTAATAGTTCATCTCTAAGACCATTTCCTAAACCGTTAGTATCTACTATAACAATTTTTGCAGTAAATTGCTGTTGTATTTTTTTTACAAGACATGCTTGTGCACTAAAACTCAATGCATTAGAAACTACATACATATTTATTAAATCTAGCTGTCTAATCAATCCATTGTCAGCATGATGCTCTTCAATTACACTAATAACAGTTTTATTGTTAGCAGTGTTTGCAGAACGTGCAACATCGACACCTAGTATTATCTCTCTTTCATTCTTTAAGTCATTATCTACTGGTTGAGTTAAAGTTCTTGTTTTTAATAACTTTTGAATATCAACAAGTTGATTATCCACAGCTCCTACCCATTTTTCCTCATAGTTTCTAGCAAAAGCTACCGAACCTGTATCTCTTTTCTTTTTTAATATTTGACTCTTATTAGAACCTCTTCCCATCCAACATCCAAGCATCCAGCCTGAACCTAGAACCATATCACCTTTTAAGTCAATCATATCTTTATACATCTGAATACTTCTTGCCCATTCATCGCTACCTCTAAATCCTGAAGTAGTAAAGAAGGATATTGCTTGATTTAACTCTAATGGGTCTGCTATACCTAATTTCCCTTGTGTTGTTCTACCAATTTCAACAATGGGTTTTAAAGCATCTTCAAAAGTATAATTATCAATTAAGGCACTTTCCTCTATTTGTATTCTATTTCTTCTTTGCCCTTTACTAGTTTGGGCATTTGCAAGTACATCTATTCTTGAACCATTAACAAAAGTAAGCTCAAAGTCATCTTTTGCTTGTCTAACTTTCAATACCTCATTTTTAAACCACGGATATTGCCTAGTAATTTCATCATATTTATCTTTTAATAATTCAGCAGCATTAGCCTTTGTTTGAGCAGTCATCGCCATTGTTACTCCTGGATAAAGAACAGCTATAATAAACATAGAAATTACTTCTCCCCATGTTTTTCCGCCATCCTCTAGGGAATACTCCATATACACTAGCAAATCTACATATACATCTTAAATAAACTCTTTGGTCAAAGTGTAAATTTATTCCACCTTTTTCCGGTCTTATCATATCTAAGAATAAATCCGGATGCCATCTAAAAAAGCTTATTAATTCTGTGTATTGTTTTATATGCGCTTCAAAGAAACTTTTTTGACTATCGTTACTAGCAGTTACTGTAGGATTATCCCATGCATCATAATTACTGGTAGGCGCACCTGACATTCTTCTATGTTTAGTATCTTCTCTTTCAAAATCATGTATATAAGCCATTAGTCTTTATCCCCTTCTTCATAGTATTCGTCAGGTAATTGTATAAATTTTTCAACTTTTTCCCTGTTATTTAAAGTAGGGTCTCCATCGAATATACCATAAGGGTCTCCTGTACTTGTAATATAGTCTTCTCTCATTTTATCATAAAATTTATAAACATCTTTATATTCTACCAAAGGTTTCCCTTCTAGATTTCTAGCATAATTTATGTAATTCCATATACAAAAATCAACAGCATCATTTGGTCTATATCTAAATTGTGGTAATATAGGAATGATATCTACATTTTGTTCTACTGCTTGTGCAATTTCTCCTATTGTAGATAGTCCTCCTTGTAAATCTGCTTTACTTAATTGGTTGGGATTTATTTTTGCTTTATCTGCTTGCTTCATAGCTAATTCTCCCCAAGTCTTAGCTTCAGTAGCTTTTCCAGCAGCAACTGCCATTTCTTCTTTTACTTTGTACCTTACATAAGTAACTAATGCTTCTGTGTGCATACTTGTTTGTTCTGTATAATTTCCTCTCAAGAATTCATATTTATTCCACATATAATAATATTCTTCTTCTGTATATCCATTTCCAAATAATGCTATAATATCATTTGTTACTTGAAAATCTTCAAATTTTTCTATTTCTGTTTTAACTGGTTCAACATTTTTTATATCTGTTAAGACAGGCTTTATATTAGTATCTTTTTCTTCTAATTTATCCATATCACTATCAAGCCATTTATAATCTCTGTATTGTTGCATATTAATCATTCTAAGATAAATACCAATAACATTAGCCCCACCTTTTGCAACAGCTTTTTCCCATATACTATGTATATAAGGTCTATCTATTGTTCTAAGTACTCTTAAAGTTTTTTCTTTATCTATATTATTAAATTTATCATTGCACATTTTTCTTATACAAACTTTACAATAAGGTAATACTCCGGTAATAGAATGCATTTCATTATAACTTATATAAAAGTCTGATTTTGGTTTAAATTTTCCACAAGAAGTGCATTGAACTGGTGTATCATCTTTATTTGCTCTTTTTTTTACTGCCTGATTTATTTTTTTTCTTGGCATTCAATCACCTTCTTCAATCATAATATGAAAATAGCACCAGACTAATAGTTTAATCTAGTGCCGCAAAGCTTAGCTTTTCCTAGAATAATATCCCACTCATGAAATACTATCCCCCATAAAGGAATTTAATTAAAATATATAATTATAAGGATTTACAGTTTTACCATTTATTATTATTTCAAAATGTAAATGATTTCCAGTAGAATTTCCAGTAGAACCTACATGACCAATTATTTGACCACAAGTTACATTTTGACCTTTTTTTACACTTATAGAACTCATATGAGCATATCTACTTTGAGTACCATCATTATGTTGTATAAGCACCATATTACCATAACTAACATTTGAATATTGTACTTTAATAATAATACCACTCTTATAAGCATATATATTATCTCCATAGTTTCCTTGTAAATCTATACCACTATGAAAATCTCCTCTACTTTTCCTATATCCATATGTTGAACTAATTGAATGTGATTTAGTAGGGAAACAAATAATTTTTTTCTTATATTTTACTATATAATTTTCTATTGTGTTTTTTATAACCATTTCTTCTGATAAATCGTCTGTATTATTTTTAACTAATTCATTTATAATTACATTTACATTATCTGTATTTTGTAATAAATAATCTTTTTGTGAATTTGCATTTTCTAAATTTTCAAAATATAATATTGCCTCGCTATTTATTACAAATTCATATATTGTATAATATTTAGTTTCTTCTTCTCTAGTAGTTAATCCACTTCTTGAGGTCACAGATTTGCTTTCTGTTCTATTATAAACATTTATAGTATTTTCTACTTTTGCAACTTCTGTAACTTTTGTTTTTTTATCATAAGGTACAAACATTATTATATTTGTTAATAATATAATAACACATAATAGAATAGCAATAATCTTTTTTGTTATTCCTTTCTGTATTAATTTCACTTTAAAATCAACTCCTAAAGTCTACAACTTTATTAAATATTGACACTCTATTCCATCATTAGAATTTAAAATAAATAAATTTTGAGATGGATTACTTGTCTTTCTACCATTGTTTGCATAAGCATCAGTACCTGATAATGTTCCATTCATATATACATAAGTACCATGTACTTCATTTGCTTCATAATGATGACAATGTGCCATAAACATAGCATCATAAAATTTCTTTGTCATTAAACTTAAATTTTGTACTATATCGCTCATTTTATCTCTATGACCATGAGTAAAAGCATAATTTCTTCCAAATATCTCAACAACACCTATTTCATTACTATATGTGTTTTGCATTATATGAATATATCCATTACCTTTAAATCTAGCATCTAAATACCATCTTACAAATAATGAAAAGTTATCTTCATTTTCCCAATCTTCTTTATTAGGGAATACTCTTCCATGATTATCAGTGACATCATAATAATAGATTTCAACAAATTTACTTAATTCTGTTAGCATTTGAGCTAAAGCTTCAGAAACTTTAATTACTTGTTGAACTATATTTTCTCTATTTTCAATTCTTGTAGTAGTATGTATTATACCACTCATATAATCTCCTAAGCCCAAAACATATAATGTTCTTACTTTGTTTAGTTGTATATATTCAATTGTTTTTCCTAATATTTTATTTAATCTTTGATAAAATACATCAGTATTATATATATTGTTAAATTCATTTATTTCTAATCCAAAATGAAAATCGCTTAATGTTAATATAGCAGCTTTTTCAAATTCTTCTTCTACACAAACAGGAGTTACTTTATTATCTTCTGTTTTTAAAGATTGAGCACATTCAGTTATTAAATCATGCATACTTTCTTTTCTAGCCTCATCTCTGAGTCTTCTATTTAATGCCGCTCTTTCATCAGATAATCTTATTCTTTCTTTCTTTAACTCTTGTAATTGTATTTGTACTTCTTGTTGATAATCAACTGGTTTAGAAATTAATTCTTTATCTTTCATTTTTTTATAAACAGCTATTCCACCAAATATAGTATCTTGACTCTTTCTTAAACTGTCTTTGTTTAAGTCTAATCCTAATAATTCAACTATATCTCCCCAATCTAGGTCATCTGGTCTTTCTTCTTTTTTTATGTCTATTAATCTCATTGCATAATCTAAATCTTCTTCATTTTCTTTTCTTAAATATTTAGAGTTCATATAATCTTCCCTTTCTATAATAAAAAATGAGCTAAGGCTTCAAAAGTTTCTTAGCCACTAGTCATTGGAGAGGTTTTCATCTCCTACAGCTTCGAAGAAATCTGTACCACTATTCTGGATGCGGAGAATAGACTCGAACTATTGACCTCTAGCTTATGAGGCTAGCGAGCTGCCACTGCTCCACTCCGCAATATTCTTCTCTTATATGTATTTCTTTCCATATAAGAGAATTTTAATATAAGTCGTTAATACTTAGAGTCAAGCTGATTTGAACACAGTTTCTATTTTTGCAAATATTTATTTTTTATATCTTCTTTCATTGCATCGGTCAACTCACATTCATCATATTCCTGATTAGACATAATGAAAGTTTTATTAAAATAAGGCTTCATATCCAATATATATTTCTTTATATTTTTTTTATCTATTCTCAAAAAATAACATAATGACTTTAACCCCTTAATATAAATATCATTCTCTATGCAATAATAAATATGATTATCATCATTTTTTATTCTTGTATAATAAACAAAATTACTATTAAGTTCTCTTTTCTTTTTCTCCATCTTTATTGTAAATTCATTTTCTCTATTATATCCTCCTGGAGAACAAGTAAAACAATCTTTTCCCAATCCTCCTTCAGAAATATTATATCCATTTCTTATTGTATCTAATTTTGATATCAATTCCATTTCAAGTTGACAAGACTCTTCTTTGGTTAGTCCATCTTTTATCAATTCTTGCTTGAATTTATCCCAGCCATATTTTTCTATATCACCATATATAATACTTTGAACATATCCTTTTCCATTTTGAAACCTACTATTCAAACTTTGACTAGTTCTTCCAACATATTGCATACCATTTATAGTATTAGTTAAAACATAGACTTTATACCTTCTGTCTTGAGCTTCTGCTTTTTTTATTTTTGCACACTCTTTGCAATACTTTACTTTGTTATTAGTTTTTTTTGTAAGTTTGCCACAATTTTCACAATTTACAAACAAACCACCTAAATATTGCTCAAAATAATATATCATATCAGTATCTGGCTTAAATCTCAACACTTCTGAACTATCTTCATTTACATAGTGTACTATGAAATTCATATTTAAGGTAGGAGTAATATATCCTTTTGTGTCTAAATAATGCATTAATTCCAATCTCTCATTTTTTTTCACAAAAGCATCACATAAATTAAATATATCTACATCACTATACTTTACATAGTATTTATCTGTATTATTATTTGACATATAATATTTTGCCAGTACCAAACAAACAAACATTAAATTTTGAATTTTTCTTTCTTCTTCTTGTGATATTGTTTCTATTTCTGCCTGGGTTATTATTATTTCAGGATTTTTTCTTAATCTATATTTTTTACTCTTTTTTACTTTAGCATCAACAATTTCATAAAACTTTACCCAATTATAATCAGAAAATGACATTTTTGATATTCTATGAAGTTCTTTCTCTATTTCAGCATCATTCAATCCTTTCATTCTTAAATAAGTAGCAGCTAATTGTAAATCATAATGTTTTTTACTTGAAAATTGAATACCATTATTAATAATATCTTCAGCATATTTTTCTTCATTAAAAACTATTGCCATTCTATGTTTACTCCTTTATTTTTATATTTTTTACCCATATAGTTTATATCTCCATTTTGGTCAATAATAGGTAATTGAAATTCATGATTTGAATTATCATATATATTTAAAACTATTCCATCTCCAAACAAATCCCAACAAAAGTTTTTAGGAGATGAAGGATAT